CATTTCCTAGAGCTGAGAGCTGTAATCGGTTTATCGGGGCGTAATCGGATTAGCGGGGCGGATATTTATTAGCAGGGCGAAAGAGAATTATTAGGGAGAGCAGGGCGCGAGAGTGTGCCGTGTGGGTTATCGCCCCTCCCACTTTCCCCCACTTTCCTCCCTTGCCGATAGGCAGGGAGAAAATGCCAGCGCAACGAATAGGGCTACCCCGTGTTGATAAAATCAGCCACCCACTTGTCTATAGACCCACTCTAAATATCTCCACTAAAGTGAAGCTATTCTCGATCACTGTCCTATATTGTCCGTATTTATGAGTGACGTTAGTCACAAATAAAAGATTTTTGAAAGAAAAGCGGGAAACCGCTTTTTTTTCCTGCCTAATACAGTATAGACAGGTAGACAGGGCGCACGAGTCTACCTGGCTATAGCTTCGCTTACGCTACGCCCGTTAGGGAAGTAGCGGTAAGCGCCCCCAAGGGGCGAAGCGCCGAACGGTAGTGAGGTGCTAAGCACCTCTTTTAGTTGGGTGTATTCTATCTATAGACCCGTTAGGACACAATGCCAGAAAATACAGCAGAGATAGCCAAGCGAGTTATCCTCTCTGCTATCGCAGAAGGTATGACAGTAGAGCAAGCTGTAGCCTCCGCTGGTAGATCCTACAAGTCCTATGAGTATTACCGCCGTACTGACCCTGTTTGGAAAGACAAGGTAGACAGAACTAGGCTAGGCTTACGCGGTTCCTCCTTCATAGAGCAGACTCTCAATGATATTACCTTTGCTCAGTTCCGTGAGCGCTTCTTGCGCTCCAAGACTTTCCCTCATCAGCAGAACCTGATAGATGTTATAGAGGGTAAAGACCCAGGCTGGCTTCATCCTTCGATGAAATACGAAAAGGGTTTGGCAGATAACCGCATCCTTATCAATATCCCGCCTAACCACGCCAAGTCAATGACAGTCACCGTTGACTATGTCACCTGGAAGATTGTCAATAACCCGAACTTTAGAGTTCTCATAGTTTCCCAAACCCAGCGTCTAGCCGCAGACTTCCTTTATGCTATCAAGCAGCGACTGACGCATCCAATGTACGAAGAACTACAGCAGGCATATGCCGCTGGGGTTGGGTTCAAATCTAAGACTGCCTCCTGGCAGGCTACCCGTGTTACCTTCGGTGATGAACTCCGTGAGTCATCTGAGAAGGACCCAAACATTGAAGCCGTAGGTATCGGCGGTCAGATTTACGGTAAGCGTGCAGATATGATTATCATAGATGACGCAGTTACCCTTTCTAACGCAAATGACTTTGAACGACAAATCAAGTGGCTCACCCAAGATGTTAGATCCCGTCTCAACCCGACAGGTAAGCTCATCGTTATCGGTACCCGCGTATCAGCGGTAGACCTGTATAAAGAACTTAGATCACAAGACCGCTACCCTGGCGGCTTAGTTCCTTGGACATACCTGGCAATGCCAGCACTGCTTGAACCACACGAAGACCCTGACAAGTGGGTTACTCTTTGGCCTTATTCAGATGCACCCTTTGATGGACAACCTGAAGAACAGAAAACAGAAGAAGGCCTATGGCCTCGCTGGAATGGACGCAACTTATATAACGAGCGTCAAGCTATGGATGCCTCCACGTGGGCTTTGATTTATCAACAGCAAGATATATCTGATGATGCAATCTTTGATCCTGTCTGTGTGAAAGGCTCTATCGATGGAATGCGAAAAGCAGGTCGATTGGTGCCTGGCAGTCCAGGTCACCCCAGGGACCTCAACGGTTTCAGTTTTGTTTGTGGATTGGACCCAGCGATGGTCGGAGACACAGCGGCAGTCTGTTATGCAGTTGATAGGTCTACTCATAAGCGCTACGTTGTCGACGCTATCAAGATTACGCGTCCTACGCCTGCACAAATCAGGCAACTCATTACCGATTGGACTCACGTATATACACCGTCGGAATGGATCGTGGAGCGTAATGCCTTTCAATCTTTTCTCACGCAAGATGAGGGAATTAGACAATTCCTTGCATCCAAAGGAACTGTACTAAGAGAGCACCATACTGGTAATAACAAGTGGGATGCAGGCTTTGGCGTGGCTTCTATGTCCACCCTCTTTGGTACCAAGCAAGCCGATGGAAAGCATCACAGAGATAATCTGATTCATCTTCCCTCTGACCAAACAGAAAACATCAAGAGCCTTATAGAACAACTTATTACCTGGTCACCTACGACCAAGGGTAAGACCGATATGGTGATGGCTCTCTGGTTCTGCGAAATCAAAGTACGTGAATGGCTCAACCAAGGCATCCACACTACCCACCATATGAGAAATCCATTTTTATCCCGCTACGAAAAAGGTAAGCGTAAAGTCATCAATATCGATGAACTGCTTGCTGAAAAAGATAGACAGTTCATCTAGGAGATATACGTGCTAACAACCAAAGAGGTAATCGCTAAGGTAGCGCGACTTCAGTCGCGTTATGCTGCACGCGATCAACGTATGCGTGACGTGCTATCGGTACGTCAAGGAGACATCAGCAAGGTCTATCCTGCTATGTTCTCAGAAGAATACCCAAAGCCTCTTGTTGCTAACTTCGTAGATGTAGCAGCTCGTGACCTCGCTGAGGTTATGGCTCCGCTACCATCATTCAACTGCGCTGCTACCAATATGGTCTCAGACTCAGCACGCAAAGCTGCAGATACCAGAACCCGCATTGCGAACTATTACGTTTCAGGTTCTGAACTACAGATTCAAATGTATAACGGTGCTGACTGGTTCAACACCTACGGAATGCTTCCAGCAATGGTTGAGATGGATTACGATACAAACAATCCACGTATCCGCCTACTCAATCCATTTGGCGTTTATCCAGAGATTGATAGATTTGGTCGCTGTATCTCTATTACTCAAATCACTATTAGTGATGCTGAGTCAATGGCTGCAGCATACCCAGAGTTTGCTTCAGAGATTATGCCACGTATGCCATTGGCATCTGGCGCTCAAGCAGTAACTCTTGTTCGTTACCACGACAAAGATCAAGATATTATTTTTATTCCAGAACGTAACAACCTCGTTCTATCTAACCTACCAAATCCTGTTGGTAAGTGTATGGCTCGCGTTGCAGTTCGCTCATCTTTAGACGGCGAAGCACGTGGACAGTTTGATGATATTCTAGCGGTACAACTTGCACGTGCTCGCTTCGCTGTTCTTCAAATTCAAGCAGCAGAAAAGTCAATTCAAGCACCGATTGCTATTCCACAGGATGTTCAAGAACTTGCTCTTGGCCCTGACTCCATTATGCGTTCTGCTAATCCACAAGCAATCCGCCGTGTACCGCTAGAACTTCCTCCTGGAGTATTTACTGAATCAGGCGTTCTAGAGCGCGAACTACGTCTCGGCGCTCGTTACCCAGAAGTACGTAGCGGTAACGTTGATGCTTCCATCATCACAGGTCGCGGAGTTCAAGCACTCCAAGCTGGCTTTGATACTCAAGTACGTGCAGCACAAGCACAGTTTGCACGCCTCTTTACTGAACTTGTATCACTCTGCTTTGAAGTAGACGAGAAGATTTTCGGCAATATCACCAAAGAAATCAAGGGCGTAGACGACGGTACTCCATTCAATATGAAGTACGTACCATCTAAGGCTATCGCTGGTGAGTATGGCGTTGATGTTCGCTACGGCATTATGTCGGGTATGAATCCAAACAACGCAATCATTGCTTTGCTACAGATGCGCTCTGACAAACTTGTATCACGTGATTATGTACGCCGCGAAATCCCAATGGAGCTAAATGTTACTCAAGAAGAACAACGTGTTGACATTGAAGAGATGCGCGATTCTTTGCGTGTTGCTGTGGCTCAGTATGCCCAGGCAATTCCAACGCTTGCAGCACAAGGTCAAGATCCTTCTCAGATTGTCTCCCGTATCGCAGAGGTAATCAAAGGAAGACAAAAAGGTTTAGCACTCGAAAGTATTGTGGAGAAGGTATTCACACCTGAACAACCACCACAACCAGAAATGCCTATGGGCGCAGAAGTTCCAGCAGCAGGTATGGCCCCCGTTCCTGCCTCGCAGC